TTGACAAAATTCCTGCAAACCTCAGCGTTCCTATAATTTGCTCCGTCAATGCAGATTTTCTTATGAATACATTTTTCGCATTTCAGCATTATTTGTTTTCTCCTTCCTCAGAAATATCATCAAGCGAAATTATCGCAATTGAACCGCTTGCCTTATCAATAAGCTCCGCTTGATAGTAAAATTCGCCTGTTTTCTTTCGACGGAGTATGCAGCCTGTTAACCGATACTGTCCGTCAATGTAGTGCCTCGGAAGCCTGAGCCGAACATCTTTGCCAAGATTGTATTTAACTCTTGAAATATCCATATCAGATATCCTCAATGCGTATCCATATTCCCGGAATATCCGACCAGAATTTTTCAACTATCTCCGAGACTACAAGAGCATCGTCTTTCCAAAATCCACATTTGGTCATGCAGTCTTTGAGCATTTTTTGAAGATTGTCTGTATCCGGACGTGTCGTCTTATACTCACCGTTTCGGTGGCTGCCGCTTACGGGGAAAAGCCATTTGACCACAAGTCTTACCGCAGAAGCAAACGGGGTTTCAATGTGATGTTGAGCAAGTGCAGCGGTGAGTTTGGATTTTGCATCAGCCACTTCGGGCGGATCATAAAATTTCGGTTTGCCATGAACCACTGTGACCTTATGCTCCTGAGCCGTTACGGTCGGAGGAAGCATCGGCATAAAAAACTGAATTTCCATGTGTTCAACCTCCCTTGTAGTCTGCACCGCACCATTTACCCGTATCAGCATCATAGCAAACATCATCGGAATTTTTGATGTTGTCCCATATGTAGTTTAAAATTTCCGGCTGTGCAGTAAGCCACTTAATGACCTCGCTCTGTGTTATATCAAAATTATGACCCGGAAGCGTGTGATACATCGGAGGCATATTGCGTGCAACCGAAAGTTTTTTACTTCTGCATTTTTTCATTTTTTCATCTTCTTTCAATAAATCAATTTTTGCTTATGTCCGTGGTCGGGTGTGTATCGGTGACCGCCCCCTTAGCGGGTCACCGTACCACACACGGACACGGGTGTCAGTTATATATTTATATATATATGATTTCGTCGTGTCAAAACGAAATCATAATTTTCTGATTTCGTGCCGAAACGAAATCAGAGCCGTTTTATGATATCGTGTCAAAACGAAATTATAAATTTTATGTTCCCGTGTTGAAACGAAATCTTAGTTTTCGTTTTTCGTTTCATCTGACTTAAAGACCTTTCCGGTATCCTTATTTACTTTGTAACCTGCCTTTTTTGCCCAGTCTCTGACTGTGTTCAGGGGCTTGCCAAGCAGTGTAGATATTTCCTGCATAGTAGGCAGATCATCATCAATACACAGCGAATTGTAAGCGTTAATGAAGCTGTCAATGTTGTCTGAACTGCTCTTTTTTCGCTTTTCTGTAGCCTTTTCCCAGGGCTTCTTTTCTTCCTCATATTTGAGGTCAGAGAGAGCCCCGTTTTTATCGACCCTGTGAATAGGATAATCAAACCAGCAGCTTATCGGAGCAAAGCTAGCAAACTCTCTCAGAGTGCCCTCTATACGCCACGCAGTGCGATGTGACAGTGCTTCTTTGCCTTTCTCAATATCAGCACACATCAGCTTGTATGAAGCTTCTGAGAGCTCTCTGTGAGCGTGTTCTTTCATTCTTGATGAAGAAAAAACATCGTCCTGAGAAACAGTGCTTTTGAAATCAGGCTTAAAGCGAGATATCCAGTCAAGACATATTTTGCAGATAAGGTCGTTTTCCTCAGATTTCATCAGCCCGTCGGTAAGTACAAGCTGTGTAAGGTCAAGAAGTGCATCAGGGTCTCTTGCAAAAACTCCCGAGCCCGATGCTCTGTCCATAGACCGCTTGCCGCCTTGAGCTCCTTTGGAATGGTGGTGACAGTATATCACCGCACAACCGACCTCTGAGCACACCTTGTCAAACTGGTTGCAGAAATGAGCCATTTGGTCAGCGCTGTTTTCATCGCCTGTGATGATCTTGTATATTGGGTCAATGATTATAGCGATATAGTCTTTCTTGGAAGCTCTGCGTATAAGCTTTGGCGCAAGCTTGTCCATCGGGACTGACTTGCCTCGGAGGTTCCATATGTCAATATTGCTTATATGTTCGGGGGAAAGCTTCATAGCTGTATAAACATCTTTAAAACGATGCAGACAGCTTGCAGAATCAAGTTCAAGATTTACATACATAACTTTTCCCTGAGCGCATTTGAAGCCCAGCCATTCCGTACCCTCGGCAATGGCAGCGCACAGCTCAATAAGTGCATATGACTTTCCAGCCTTTGACGGTCCTGCAATAAGCATTTTGTGTCCCTGGCGCAGCACGTTTTCTATAAGCGGCGGAGCAAGTTCGGGAAGATCGTCCCACTGCGAGGATAAATTTTCAGGGTCAGGCAGATCATCGTTGATACTTTCGATCCAGTCTTTCCATTCGGAAAAATTCTCTTTTCCTATGTTGGTATCAATGATATACTGCTTTTTTCCGCTGCGCATAACTCCTGGAAGCCTTGACAGTCTGGAAGGATTACGGTTTTGCTTGTCTATTTCAAGCCCGTTTTTCCTGCATACCGTGTAAAGGTAATCAACTCTCTTACGGTATTCGTCGTAGTTGGGCGCATCCACTTTAACGATAGCGTGTACAGACTTTCCGCCCGAATAGACCAGTACAGCTACAGGAAGCTCCAGCTCACGTATAAGGGCGTTCTGCTCTTCCAGAGCCATACAGTCCGATTCGACAAGTGCATATCTGAAGTCGGTCACATTTTCATTTTTTACGCCCTTGCCGTCAAGAGGGTTGAAGCGTATCCATGCACCCGCAGCAGGATTATAGTCTCCGAGAACGGCTCCGATGTCATCGCCATGTTTGTTAAGCTCGGCAATAAGCTCTCCCGCAGTTCTTGTACAGGAGCCTTTTGTGGGAAGATATTTTGTCTTTCCGTCCTCAGATTTTTCCCAGGTCTCGGTAACATATCCCACATTTTCGGAAGCCTCAAAAAGAGTTTCCAGATATCGGATTATTTCCTGCCCGGGGTGCCAGTCGGACGGTTCAGAAAGCTTGATACCTTCTGTGGTGCCGTGGCCTGCAACAACGCAGTCTTCCTCGGCAACTATTTCATCGTCCCAGTCGAAACAAACGTTGTTCCCTGACGGCTGCCACCCCTGATTTTTAGCATACTGGATAATGGTGCCTGCTGTGACCGGGGCAGCAGAGCCGTTAAAGCTTTGCCACTTTTTCTCGCAGTCACCGCTGTGGTATCTCAGTCTGTCACGGCTGCTCCATCTGTCCCAGTCAGCAGGGGAATAGCCCTCATCTTTAAGCGCCATTCCTACATTTACCCACTCCTGATAATCAAGCAGAGCGGGGTCTATATGGTCAAGGATCTCAATTAAATCTGCCATTATGATCTCTCCTGTTTAAAAGCCGCTGAATGTAAGCTGTCCGCTGTCGGGTGAGTATTCCGCAGGGTTTATGTCCTTAGGTACCCGCCAGTTGTTGGCGGCTATTCGGCTTATAAGCTTGCTTGCGGCTTCAAATTGCCAAGTGCCGACGTGCCGGAAGCCCATGCTTTCAAGCCTGCGTATCTGCTTCGGGGTAGTAAGGCCTTCCATTCTGCGCTTATTAAGTCTGTCAATGATAAGCTTGGCTTTTCCGGCATTTTCGACCTCATCAGGGAAGATGCCCGCAGCTTCAAGACGGTTTTTCTGCTTCTCCGTAGGCGGCTTACACTCCCACCCGAAAGCAGGCGTATAATTTGCAAGGTCTGCCGCCTGTATGGACATTTCATACTGCAGCGGGTCAACAAGGGTACGTTTGCGTTTTTTCATTTCTGAAAGCTTTTTCGCAAGAGCTTCCTCACGTTCAGCCACAACGTCCTCAGATGCCGCCTGTTCCGCTGCTTCGATATCGACTGCACAGCCTGCTTCTTCCGCAAGCTTTTCAGTCATTTTTTTAGCCACGGCTTCATCTGTGCATATGAGATGTGCAGGGCGGCAAAGCTCGTGGCGTTCGGTGTGCCAGAGAAAATCCAGCAAAAGCAGCTCAGTTTTTCCGGGAGCAAGACGTGTTCCACGCCCTACCATCTGACAATACAGCCCCCTTACCTTTGTCGGGCGGAGAACAATAACACAGTTCACATCGGGGCAGTCCCAGCCCTCCGTGAGAAGCATAGAATTGCACAGTACGTTATATTTGTTGTCTGCATAGTCTTGGAGTATCTCGGCACGATCGGGACTGTTGCCATTGACCTCTGCGGCACGAAAGCCTTTGCTGTTAAGGATATCACGGAATTTTTGCGAGGTCTTGACGAGCGGGAGAAATACAACTGTTTTCCTGTCGGAGCAGTAGCGCATCATCTCGTCAGCGATCTGATAGAGGTATGGGTCAAGTGCGGTATCAATATCTGAAGCTTTGAAGTCTCCTGCCTGTGTTGATACCCCTGTCAGGTCAAGATTTATAGGTATCGTAATTGCTTTTATGGGGGAGAGATATCCTTCCTTTATAGCCTTTGGCAGCGTGTATTCATAAGCCAGACTGTCAAACACCTGACCGAGATTTTTCATATCTCCTCTGTCAGGTGTTGCCGTTACACCCAGAACATTGGCATAAGGGAAATAGTTCAGAATATTCTGATAGCTGTCAGTAATGCAATGGTGCGCCTCGTCGATTATGATGGTATCAAAATACTTGTGGTCGAAGTCTGAAAGTCGTTTCTCACGCATAAGTGTCTGTACAGAACCGACAACAACTCTGTACCAGCTGCCGATGCAGCTTTCCTCTGCTTTTTCAACGGCGCAGCTAAGTCCCGTTGCCTTTTTTATCTTGTCCGCAGCCTGTTCAAGAAGTTCACCTCTGTGAGCAAGGATAAGCACACGCTTGCCACGAATAACACATTCTTCGGTGATTTTTGCAAACACTATGGTCTTACCGCAGCCCGTCGGCAGAACCAGAAGCGTTTTGCTGTTGCCGCTGTCCCACTCACTGAGAACAGCGGCCATTGCCTCTTGCTGATATGGTCTGAGTTCCATCAGAACTTACCTGCCTGCCAGCCGCCAGCCTGAGGAGCGTTATACTGTGTGGGCTGCTGATATGTACTCTGGGGCTGCACATTGGGCTTTACTGTCTGCACATCTTCATCATAGGCATAAAACTTTTTGATCTTGTTGGACTTCCCTTCCGAGCCATCGTTTTTCTTGTATGTATCAATGAATACGTGGCATTTCCCCTTGCTTCCGGGAAGAGCACCCCAGTTCATACGCAGAGGCTCACCATGCTTTTTCATTCCTACAGCGAGGAAAAGCGCCGAGAGCTTCCATTCCATCTTGCTGCAAAGCAGGAAGTTTTCGGTTATGGTTATGCTGTCATCAGCACCCCATATCGTAAATGTTACGACTGCCTTATTGCACGCAGGCATCTTTTCAGAGCCGTCAAAGCGGGCCCTTTCAAATTTATCTACAGTAAAATCGTAGTCTCCTTCGGGAAGCAGGACGAAATCGGAAGATTCGTTGTTGATCTCATCGTCCCAGCCAAAAACATAGTTGTTATCCATTCAGTTATCCTCCTTAAAATGGCAGTTTCTTGTTTTCTTTTATCATTGCATACACCTGTTCCCATGCCCCCACAAGTACACCGTTTATGAAATCGGGCGGATAATTTGCTATAGGCATACGTTCGGGGAAATACCCCTTGCTTGCGACTGCAAAGCGGATATCCTCTTCGGAAACATTGTTGGTGCGCATCAGATCTTGCAGCGGCTTCGGAATGTTATCGGGAATATTGACGGCGCTTACTTCTTCAAAATCAGAAAGGTCAGCCTGAACATTAGAAGTAGGAGGCTGCTGTGTCTGCTGGGTCTGTGCAGAGACCTGAGCTGTATTGACGGCGACGGCAGGCTCCTGAATAGCAGGTGTGGGTGCAGGAACAGGAGCGGAGCTTGCAGCAGGCGTGTGTTCGATAACGTGCGCTATCTGGGCATAATCAAGGGGTATCTTGGGCGGAAGGTCAGCTCTGTTTTTAGCGTCCCAGCAGGGGTGATGAGTGGTGTACATAACACGCTGACCGCCCTGTGCCTTGAACTTCTTGCCGTCCTTGTCTGCGGCAACTGCATATGTTTCGTAGTTGCAGAAGAGGATCATATCAGCCCATTCTTTTACGAGGGGAGCTGTCTGGGAGCTTGTTTTCTTGCCGAGTTTAAGTTCATATCGGTCGTATGAGCCTGCTTCGTCCGGCTGTTCAAATTTCTTGAGCTGAGCATGGCAGTTAAGTACCACGTTACAGATATCTTTGTCAATAAGTTCCTGCAGCGTGTTGAGAAATCGTCCTATTGCCTCTGCAACATAAACATAGCCGTTTCCGTAGCCAAAATCTTCAATGCCCTTTTTGCCGTAGGTGTTCAGTATATCCTCAATGCAAAGCCTTTCCGCCCAGTCCATCGTGTCAATAACAAGAGTTTCACATACCTGAGGATTTTGCTTTACATACTCAATGTAGTTTGTCAGCATTGTCCACGATGTTGGCTTGTCTTCAAAGCGATTGACGTTGAGATTTCCCGTGCTGCCCTCTGTATCAATAAAAAGAGGCTTGGGGAACTGTGCTGCAAGGGTGGATTTTCCTATCCCCTCAGGGCCGTAAATAACTACCTTCTGCCTTTTGCGGACGATGCCGTTCGAAATTTTAACGTTCATCAAAATGTACCTGCCTTCCATGTTTTGTTTTCTGCGGGAGCTTCGGAAAGCTCACCTTTGACATATCCGTCCTCGATGATAATGCTGCATTCTCCGCCCGTAGATACCCTTGTGGCGATAGCCTGCAAGCCCTCTTCTTCAAGCCACTGTCCGAACTCGTTCAGCGTTTCAATATCCATCTGTTCAAGCTTGTCCATAAGGACAAAACCGCATTCGGGATTAAGCTTGCGGACTATTGCGGCAGCAACTCTGAGCTGTTCTGAACCGCTCATGCAGTCCCATTTTGCACCGTTATATGTAAGTTCTCCGTTCTCCACAGAAAGCCCAGGAAGGGGAAGGGCGGCACTGTCAAGCAGTTTGCAGCGGTCACTACGGATATTATTTATCTGAGCAGTAAGGGTGTCATACTCGTCTTTGAACTGCTTAGCGTCCATTTCCGCTTTTTCCTTGTCAAGGTTGCTTCTGATCTTAATATTTACTGCTTCGATATCACGGATATTGTTTTCAAGTGCTTCTGTGCTCTCATCGTGAAGCTCAGCGGCAGAAAGTTCAGCGATCCTCAGATCTTCCGATATTTCGGAGCGCTTGGCTTCTAGTTCGGCAAGCTGAGAACGGAGAGCTGCAATACGGTTATCAATTACCGTGCATTCATTGTTGAGCTGTGCAGCTCTGTCACGCTTACGCTGATTCTCACCGTTTCTTGCAAGTATTTCCTGCTGCTGACGTATAAGCTCTGAGGCAGAAACAGGCTCTTTAGGAATGCCCTCATATTCGGGAAGCTCTGCGGCATATTTGGCTTTCTGCTCAGCGATACGGCCTATTTCAAGCCTGCGGTTATACAGCGTGCTTTCCTGCTTGTCAAGCTCGAAGAGCTTATCACCGACACCGATGATCTGCAAAAGTACATTTGCCTTTTCCTTTGAGGACGATTCCATAAATTTAGGCAAGTCAAGTGCAAATGAGCTGATAAAAGCATTAAGAAGCTGCTGTCCGCCTCTCTTGCCTGTTTCATCGGTGACTTTGAGATCGCTGTTCTTGCCGCTGCGCTCAACGATAATACCGTTACTGAGCTTTACTTTCAGATGTGGGGGAACTGCCGAACCTTCACGCATTGCACCGGAAGGGCGGAATTTGTCCCCGCCCAACGCCCAGGCAATAGCATCAAGGACTGATGTTTTGCCCTGATTGTTTTTGCCGCCGATAACGGTAAGTCCGTTTTCCGTAGGCTCGATTTTTACCGCTCTTATACGCTTGACATCATCAAGCTCAAGACTGTTGATTTTTATCATTTTTATTCCTCCTCAAAAAGTGACATTTGTTCGTTGGTTTGGGGGATATCCTGCCATTTAACACCTATGTAGTCGAGGACACGCCCCCAGCCATATTTTTCACCATCGCTGTCAGTGCAGCATTCATACATCCAGTAGTGCCATTCCTTGGGATTATCTTCACGAAGCCTGTCAAACCTGTGGGGTCTCTGTTCCATATGTACTCCAAACCCGCACATCGAACAGCCTGTCCTTTGCGCCCTCGTGGTGTACAGTGTGCCGTCATCTTTGCGCTTTATCTCGCCATATGCTCTCGGAACGGGAACGTTCAAGTCAAGAGCCAGCTGTAAAAGGTCTTGACGGGAAAATATTGCAAATGGGCAGGAACGAACAGTATTCTTGCCGTAATAATTACAGCCGTTTTTCATCAGTCCCAGTTCTCTTTGACCGCCCTCGGAAGCCATAAGCCCAAGATATGGATAACTGTTGTGTTCTTTCGCCCAATCGTCTGCGGGCTTTTCTTTCATATAGTAGCAGCATCTTGATGATACTTTAAATTCGGGCGGCTTTGTAAATGCCAGATCGGGACGGTGCTCTCGGTAATTGTACCCGAAAAGCTTTATCCATTTTTCAGGCAATTTTATTTTATTGCTGTGCTGAAAATGTCCCTGCTCGCCCATATCTCCCGTCATTATGGCGTGGATAAACGTCTGCTTTTCGCTGTCGGGTGTGAGGAGATAGTTTATCTTGTTAGCTTTTGCCTTGGAAACAGCAGGAAAACCCAGCTCCTGCAGCACCTTTGTCTTTGTCATATACGGCGCTATGCTGATAACGCCCAACTGTTTATGTACCTCCTGATTGCCTTTATCTTCGAGGATAGATACGGAAACGGCAGGAACATCAATGCCAATGCTCCGCAAGAAGCAAAGCAGTGTAATACTGTCAAGACCGCCCACAGATACATGGCAGTTTGCGCCATATTCTCCCGTGATTTTCTTGTAAAACTCCCACGCTCTGACTTCGGCATGAGCAACTTTGGCTTCGTAGGGGAGATGCTGTTTCTGCTGAAATTCACGGATATCCATTATTTCTTTACCTCACCAAAGCTATTGCGATAGCGCCTGCCGCATTTGCGGCATAGGCATATTTTGATTTTCATCTTGACATCCTCCTCATTATCTGCTATAATGCAGATGATAATATATCTGTTTATTATTTTTCCTCCGCCTGACCTCGGCTGCAACCGAATCAGGCGGATTTTTTATCCCTGCACAGGGCATTCGGAGAGCGACAGAATACTTGCCGCACCAACAAACTGCTGAGCGCATTCATTCGCCATCTCAAAGCTGTGTGCCTGAATGCGGCAGCTGTACTTCCTGCCCTCATAGGCGTATCTGAGTATATACCATCTCATTCTTCATCTGCCTCCTTCTGAATTTTTGTCCCCTGTTCCATCGCTCTGATGAGCCTTGCGATAGTGTCGGCAAGGGCATCAGCAGAAGGATCCTGCTTGATGTTTACGGGCCTTGTGTTTGCTGTCTGCTTAGTCATATTATCACCTTATAGCCTTTCTTTGTCTTAGCGAAGATGTTGACCTGACATTCGCCGTCAGTATCTTCTGCACGCTCCTTTGCCGCAGCTCTGGCTTCGTCAAACGTATCATACGTTCCGATGATGTCTTCAAAGCCGTCAAATGTGTCGATTACTTTGTACACAGGTTCTCCTCCTCTTAGATAATTTCCATATGGTCATAAGCAAATTTGATCATATCGTAAGTGGTCTGAGCCTTGGTGTGATTGGTGATGCTCATTACTTTACACCTGCCTTTTCCTTAGCCGCTTCAAGCAGCTTATTGTCGATGATACGCTTGAGGCATTTTGCCATAAGCTCAGGGCTTGGCTCGTTTACGAGTATGATTTTGCGTCCGCTTTCGGACATCATTTCTCTGGTGGGATAGTTCTTGTCCATAATTTTCTCCTTCCTGCCCCAAAATTAGGACAGATAATAAATTTACTGCTCAATGATCTCCATATGGTCATAAGCATATTTGACCATATCATAAACAGTCTGAGCCTTGGTGTTGTTGGTGATCTGCATGACCTCCTCAACCATTTTTGCGGCTTCGGGGTAAGTCCTCAGCTGGGCAAATTCGATAGGCGCTTCCTTTGGCGCTCTTTTGACTTTGAATTTTTCTTCCATGTTTTCACCTCCCTGACTGTTGCTTTTTCAGCCTGTTAAGGTGTATGCTCAAAAAGCTTTTCGGCGGGAATATCAGGGAAAAGAGCCTGAATAATGCCGACCTCTTTCCACCAAAAGTCCACTCGCCCCGTCATTTTTTCGGCAAAAGCACGAGGAGTAATGTTGAGCATATTTGCTATGTCTTTTTTCTTCATGCCGTTTTTAGATATTTCGGCTTCAAGATTAGGGTAATACGGTTTATTCATTGTCAAAATACAGTCACCTCCTGTAAAACATCATTTAAATGATGTCTGCATATTTACTATACCACATTTAAATGATGTTGTCAATACCTTTTTTGAAAAATACTTCAATAAAATGATGTTTTGTTCTTGACACAACCGTAATATTGTGGTATATTATGTTTAGAGGTGATAGTATGGGACTTGAAAAAATTAACGATTATAAGAAGATAAAAAATCTTACAAATAAAGACATCTCAGAAATAACAGGCATATCAATAAGCAGTTTGGATAAAATCACATCTGGAAATAATACAAATCCAAAACTTGAAACTGTAAAATTGATTTGCGGAGCTTTAGGGTGTAAATTAAGTGATTTGCTTGATGATGATAATTCAAAGGAAGAATTTACTCTTCAAGAAATCAACACAATAAAAAAATACCGCACTCTTGACGAATACGGTAAGGAACTGGTAACAGCTGTTATTGATATTGAGTATAAACGGTGCACATACAAGCCTGAGCCGAACAGAGACGAGCTTATTGAGATAAGCATAAATTATGCTCCCGTTTCCGCAGGTCTCGGCGATGAGCTGGAAGACTACGAACATTGGGAAAAGGTAAGCGTGCCTCTAACCCCGGAGAGCCGTAAGGCAGATTTCATTCTGCGTGTTGACGGTGACAGTATGGAACCTAAGTTCAGTAATGGGGATTATCTTCTTGTTCGCAAGCAGCCTGCTGTGGATATAGGTCAGATAGGCATTTTCGATGTTGACGGCAAGGGTTATGTCAAGAAATACGGCGGAGATAAGCTTATATCTTTAAATCCTAAGTATAAGGATATTTCTACCACAGATGACAGCCGCTGCTTTGGCTTGGTGCTCGGCACGACAGAGATCGTGGACGAATAAATGGGCAATAAAAAGCTTTTTGGGAGTATTTTGATAAAATAATATAAGCCTAAGTATAGTATTGAAAAGCAACAACTATGTAAAAGGACGGTGCTTTTATGCCTGATAAAGAAATAGCCCGAAGGCTATATGCCGAGAGATATTTTAGAAAATATACGCAAAAAGAATTAAGTGAACATTTGGGTATCAGTCCGTCATCATATTCAGAATACGAAAACGGAAAAAGAGATGTCCCTGACAAGGTGCTTAAAGAACTTGCATCTCTATATCATATCAATGTGAATTATCTTCGCAATGAATCGAATGAAAAATACATCAGTCCAGCGAAAAGTATAACCCCATCAGTTACTACGGAACTGCAACAGCAAGAGCCGCATGGTACTGTCGGACATTTTATAAAAACCGTTTCATTGTTTTTTTGCTTTGCAGCTGGCGGCATGACATTATTATCAGGATTTATGACCAAAAATAGCTTACTTATAATAATTGGTATAGTTCTATTACTTATAGGTGCTTTAATCAAAATATTTGCTTCGAGGTGATTTCTGTGTTCAAAAAGTGCTACAGATGCGGTAAATATTTTTTGTTTTTTCAAATAAATGAATATGGCAGATGTAAGCAGTGTGAAGAAGCTGCACAAGATGAAAAATGGAGAAGCGAAATCAAAGAGCAGAAAGCTCTGAAAAATAATCGTCCCGATACAAATACCGAGTTGAAGCGCTCCACACCTGTCACGGCTGCTCCTCTGGAAAAGAGAGGTCTTGTGCTGACATATGAGGATTTTGTTGAAGATGATGAAATCTCCAAAATAAAAGAAAGATTTATAGCATTTGATGTTGAGACTACAGGACTAAGCTCCGCCTTTGACAGAATTGTAGAAATAGGAGCGGTTGTTTTTGAAAACGGTGTCCCTGTTAAGTCATTCAGTACGCTTGTCAATCCTAATGTTTTGATACCGCAATCCGCAACGGCAATAAACCATATAACCAACGAAATGATAAGCACTGCTCCGCCTGAAAAGAGAGCTTTTTCGGATTTGATTAGTTTCTGGGGCGATGTTTTGGATACAAGAACCATTTTGTGTGCCCATAATGCAAGATTTGATATGGACTTTTTATCGGAAACTCTTATGCGGTTAGGCTATGACGGAAAAATAAAATATATAGACACTCTTAGGCTATCTAAAAATATGATTTATGGGGTAGAAAACCATAAGCAACAAACATTGGCTAATTATTTTGGAATAGTAAATAGCCATGAACACCGAGCTGCTTCAGATGCAAAGGTTTGCGGTGAGATACTGCTGAAACTGATCGATATGAAAAATGAAGAGGCAGAACGCAAAGAGCGGGAAATCAACAACGTTAAAGAGCGTATCAGGCTCTTGCAAAACGAGTATCAGAATATGCAGGCTCAGCTGACCATAAATCCTATAAATTCAAGAGTTCCATTACAGGATATCAAAGACCTGAATAATCAGAGCAAAGGTTTCGATAAAGGCATTGCATATTGGGAGCAGGGGGAGAGCCTGCGAAAAGCCGAGAGCATAGAGGCAGCAATCAAGCTGTTTGATGAGGCAAGATATAACGGCTACTGTGCTCCTGCACTTTACGAATCATATGCAATGGCGTATCACAAAATAAAGGACCTGGATAACGAGATCGATATACTGAACGAGGGTATAGAACGGCTTGATGATAGCATTTACGTCTGTGAAAAATTGATGATACGAAGGAATAAAGCCGTCCATATGCTGATAAAAAAACTGGAGCAGCAGCGGGAACGTCAATTCAAAGAGATGAAAAGGCAGGAAAGGGAAGCTCAAAAAGAGCAGGCAGCAAATAAGCCTAAAAAAGCTCAGGGACGAGCTATTTTGAAGCTATCCGATGACATGGAATTGATAGAGCAATATGAAACAGTTGCCTCTGCTGCACGGGAAAATGGGATAAGTCCTAAAAATATCAGAGATGCAGCCAACGGTGTTTACAAGCACGCTGGAGGCTTTGTGTGGAGATATGCAGATGAAAGCAATTCAGAAAATCAAGGTAATGAATAATGAATGGTTATCTAACAGGAGGTATGTAAGATGTCAAATGATAATAAAAAAAAAGCTTCATATAAAAACTGCTATGTGGCTGCGATTGATATTCTGGGTTTTTCTCAATATGTTCGAAATAATTCTTTTGATTATGTTAGAGATATTTTTTTAGATATACCCAGATTTACTAATCTCGTTTTAAATTATCCGAATAAAACTTTTACTAAAGAAATGCTTGATAGTGTAACCTTAAATATTATATCTGATACTATCGTGATAGCTGTTCCTGAGGAAACAAACAGATCACTTGAAATATTACTTCTTATTGTTGATACTGTCGTTTTTAACCTTTACAGGGAATATAGATTGCCTTGCCGTGGAGGTATTGCATATGGTGAATTTTATTCCGAAGGTAATATTGCTTTTGGAAAGGCTTTTGTAGATGCTCATGAATTAGAGTGTTTGCTGGCAGTAAATCCTCGTATCATTATTCCAAGAAGTGTATATGATGTATATGCTAAGTCCGGGCGAAATGAGCTTTCTGATTTGAATGACATTATGGTGCTTGAAATTGAGGATGAGCTATTTATTGCGGATTATTTCGGATTTGCTATGCGAAGATGTGCCTTTGATGTGTCAGCTAATCGAATAAGAAGAGAGTATGCAGAGGCACTTTTTGAAACTATATGCAGAGAAATAGAACATGAACTCTGTGTCCGTACTGATAAAAAGGTTCGTGATAAGTACATATATCTTAGAAATTATTATAATGAACAGCTTGATGTTTTTAGACATGAAACTTATAAAAGCAAAACACCTATTCCTTTTAGTATTAGAAAAGTATTTGGAAAAGAAAGGGCATAGGTTAAACGATATAAAGTTATTATTATATGGTTAATTCTTCGTAGTAAAAAAAATCCCCACTCGATGCGCCAACACCGAACGGGGAGAGGGATATGTATAAAATACACACCACAGTAACTGTATTTTATCATATCCTGGCGAAAAAATCAATAGGAGTGATAAAAAATATGCAAACCGCCGTGATATACGCCCGGTATTCGTCCGACAAGCAGACGGAGCAGTCCATCGAGGGACAGCTCTACGACTGCTACAATTACGCCAAGCAGCACGGCATAACAGTCGTGCAGGAATACATAGACCGAGCCATGACAGGCAAAAACGATGACCGCCCAGCCTTCCAGCAGATGCTTCATGAAAGCGCCATGCACAAGTGGGATAGTGTTATTGTGTGGAAACTTGACCGCTTTGCACGCAACACCATAGACAGCGCCGTAAACCGCCAGATTTTAGCTAAAAACGGCGTGAAGCTGCTGTCCGTCATGGAGAGCTTCGGGGACGATGCCAGCGGTCAGATGATGACCCATATCATTGAAGCAATAAACGAATACTACAGCGCCGATCTTCGGGAAAAGACTATCCGAGGAATGCGGCAGTCCGCCATGAAGGCTCAGACCACAGGACATATCCCGCTGGGTTACAAGGTCGTTGACAAGAAACTGGTCATTGATGATGAGACCCGAATTATACCCGAAACTGTGTTCAGGATGTATGCAGAGGGGGAGAGGCTCACCGACATAGCCGAGCATTTGAACTCTCAGGGCTATCGCAACCGCCGAGGCAGGCCGTTCACCACAAACAGTTTTTACAATATGCTCAGCAACGAAAAATACATCGGAATATACAAATACGACGATATCGTGATTGAAGGAGGCATACCGCAGATGATACCCAATGAAGTTTTTGAGGCTGTAAGAGAAAAGCTGATAACCAACCGCAAGAGAGCCGCCAAGAACACCGCCAAAGCCGATTATTATTTGTCGGGTAAATTATACTGCGGTCACTGCGGAGAGCCTATGAGCGGGCTGTCAGGCACAGGACGCAACGGGGTCAAGCACTATTATTACCGCTGTAACGGCGTGCAGAAAAAGTCAGGCTGCCACAAGAAGCTGGAAAA